CTTTCAAGAACAGCTAATGAATTTAATACAGTGTCGCCGAGTCTTACAGTAATTTGTTGTTGGGCTGCTGCTTGCTGGCCTCCGACAAAATTTGGATCAGCGGCTAATCCTAGCATTGTTGCTCGTTGTTGATCAAGATCTCTTTGTAAGAACCCAAATTCTGCGCCTAAATACGGAGCAAATCTTCCTAGCTCTTGCATTACTCCTTGCGACTCTTGAGCATACACTACTTGCAATTCTTGAGACAATCTTCTAACTGCTGCGTCGTCGCCTCGAGCCGTTGCGGCATTAATTTCACCTAACAACGCAGTAGTCATTGGTTTTAGTGCTGCTTCAATTTCGTTACCTGGTGTCGGTAATCCTACTCCGCTAATAAAACCTTCAGCTAACCCACTAGCTCCGATAGCAGCAACAGTGTTACTAAACCCAACAAGTGCTTGAGTCATTTTTGGGTTAGTAATTAGATCCATTTGTCTAGCTAACGCACCTGGAGTTTCCATGATTGCTTCAGTTGCTTTAATTTGCTCACTAACACTCATGCCTGTAGTTTGAGCAAGTATAGTTTGTCTTCTAATATTTTCTTCAAGGGCGTCGTTCATTCCTTGAACGTTTCCCTGCATCGAAGGACCGTACAAACTAGCAAAGGTCGACGAGTAGCCAACAATTTCATTAACTGACAAGCCTAAAGCTTTAAATTGTTCAACACTAAACTCAGTGTCTCGATTAATGCTTTCTCTAAGCATTAATAGCTGATTCATAGCTTCGTCGCCAAGAAGCCCGGTGGCACGTAGCTGATCAATTCTGCCTTCAGCAAACTGAGTCATTTGATCTTGTGTTAAGTTTAGAGAAGCAGCCATGTCGCTAACATTTTTAAGCGAATCAAGAATTACGCCTGCTTGTCCCATTGCGCCAGCGGCGTCGGCACTTTTAACTGCTTCGGTTATCGGTACTTGAAGATTTTGAGGTATGCCGACAACATTCATATTAGTTCCGATGTCACCAGAACGGTTCTGTGCTGCGGTGAAACCTTTAGAAGCTAACCTGTTAACTTTTTGAATAACCCCGCCTAGTCCGCTAGCTTGAGCAGCGGTATTATTAAGAGCATCACCGGCGTTCTGCGCTGACTGACCTAGGTAGTCGGTATTAGCGCTTTTCTGTGATGATAACGCTTGGATTATTGCCTCTGCTAAGACGGCTGGGCTTACTGAAACTGTATCTACCATTTTTTTTAACTACCTAAATATCGAGGCTAAATATGCTATAGTTATTTAGTGGAATAAATTATGAGCTTTTTAGAAAACTACAAAAGACAACCTAAGCTTTTTATTGACCTACCTTCGAGTGGTGAATTTTATAGCGACGGTGTGTTTGAAGATAATCAGTTCGTGCAAATACCAGTGTTTGCTATGACCGCAGCTGACGAGATTATTACTAAAACACCCGATGCTTTGTTTTCTGGGCAAGCAGTTGCTAGTATTTTAGAAAGTTGTATTCCGCTAATTAATGATCCATGGAAACTAATCAAAACTGATTTAGAATATATTTTAAACGCTATACGATTAGCTTCTATAGGCAATACAATTGATATGTCTTCGACTTGTTCAGTTTGCGGTACTGAAAACACAGTCGAAATTGAATTACAGTCAGTACTAAGTCACTATGATCAAATACCGCACAAATCAGAGTTTACATATAAAGATTTAATAATTACGCTTCGTCCGATTACATTTAAACAAATGTCTCAACTAGGGATAGAGTTATATCAAAAACAGCGAACTTTGTATCAATTACAGTCAGCTGAAATGTCGCAAGACGAAAAAGTAAAACAAGCAACTACAGTTTCTCAAGAAGTAGTCAACCTTACAACTAAAACACTAGTACAGTACATTGTAAGTGTTGCTAACGGCAGCGACGCCGAATACGATAACAAAAAAATTAATGATTTTATTAATCAAAACGATAGCGAAATATCAAAACTTTTCTTAGCAGAGATAACAAAGTTTGTAGACATAATTTCATACCCTTCACTACAGGTACAATGCGCAGGCGAACTTGAGTCAGGTGAGAATTGTACTAACAAGTACAGCGTAACCTACAACAGTGACTATTCGAGTTTTTTCGGGAATCTATTATAACTCTCTCGGAGTCTGAGATCGAAGAGTTAATTGAAAAATTTGAAAATCAAATTAAAGAAATAAAATATCATTTGTATAAAACAGGTTGGTTTATGCGTGGGTTTGTGTCATACCAAGATCTTATGTATACGCTCGGCCGAGAAGATATTAATATACTCCAAGATATTATTAAAGAAAATCTCGAAGCAACTAAAGAAAGCGGAATGCCTTTCTTCTAAACAACGTTAGATTGCTGTATTGCTTGAAGTTTAATTTTTTCTTCTGCTTTTGCGTTAGTCCTCGCAGAGCGCTTTAATATTTTCATAAGCTTTCGATATGCTGCTGGATCAGTTGCTTTGAAATCTTTTTTAGCATCGTTGATGATTCCTGTGAACACTTTGCTCATTTGTTCAATGCGTTTACTGTCTTCAATCGTGTTAGTATTTTCTAAGAGTGTGTCTTCGGTAAATTTTTCTTCCCAGCGATCCATCTGCGCATCAACACCGCACATAACGTTAATAGCACTGCGACTAGCAAGTCCTCGCATGAGTTTGCTAGTTAACCAATCAGCAAAAGGTTTACCCCAAGCAGGTAATGTCTGAGCTAGCTTGTTAGCAAAATAAGCACCAGCGCCGGTAACAAGGACAGCAGCTATCGCAATAAGAACACCAGCAACTCCGCCTGCTGGTGATATAATTCTAATCATATTAGCAACAGTTCGAGCTACGGTCATTCGTGTTGCAATAGCGCCAACTACTCCCGGTAAGAATCCATAGAGTCTTCTTGATAACTCGGCAGCTAAACTGTCACCGTCTGGACGTCGAAGGAAAGGATCAAGCACTGGGTCTTCAGCTGCTATGTAGCTTGAACCTTGATCGCATGGACTTTTCACTCCGTCTGACCTAGTAGAAAACCCAGTTATGTAGTTGTAATATTCAGTAGCCCAGCCAGCAAACTCTGCTGCGCCGATCCACATACCTATTTTAAACATGCCGCCGATAATCGGAATCTTCCTAATAACAGCAGATACTTTTTTAGCTTTATTAGGTTTAGAAAGTTTTTTTACTTTTTTGCCTAACTCACTAGCATCAGTTTTACTTGGCTTTACTAAAGGCTTTTTTGGATCATTAGCAGGCTGTGATTCCTTGTCAAGCATTGCTTTTAGTTTGTCGTCAACGTCGTCTTCTCTAATGTTTAATTCTCTGAGTCTCATAGTTTAACCTTTGATTTGATCTTTAGCCATTTCTTTAGCCTGCTTTAGTGTACGTCTCCACTCTGCTAGCTTTTCTTGATCGCCTTCAGCTTGAAGCTCTTGATCTATTTCTTTAAACACTTGTTTAATTGTTACTGCTAGATCCATTATAGCAAAAGTATCAACAGCAGCACTCCTAGTTGACTCTTCATCACGGTCTTGGTCTTCGTCGTCTTGTGCTGCTTCGGACAAGTCAGCACTACAAAGCTTTTGAAGATTCCTACTAGTAGTTAGCTGTTCCATAGCAAACTGCGCTACAACATCAGCAGCACCGGGTCCCCATTTGTCAACACTTTTTAACATTTTGTTAATCCAGTAAGAAACTATCCAGCCAGCACCTATGCTAAGTATAGCAGCCGCTGTACCTATTAGAATGCCCGGACCAGTAGCGCCAGACACTGCAAAAGCAATTCTTCCAATAGTTTGGAATAACACTGCGCCAGTTGCTACTGAAGTTAGTAGTGTAGGTATTACACCGTAAATTAGATTAGACATTCTCGGTGTAAATGCTTCAACGTTGTAACTGTTTAGGATATCTTTAAAGCCACCACCGTAGTAATCTAGACGGTAAGTTGTATCTGCTTCGTCGCTGTATATGTCAACAAATGGATCGTTATACGGATCGTAGTTTGAATCTAAACAAGGTGCTGTGTAATCGCCTAGTTGTGTAACACGAGCTGCTCCTGTATTGTAAGAGTACCAGTCTGCTAAAAACTTTGCGCCTTTGCCTGCTACAAGTACTGGTCCGAGCCATGTCATCATCCCACCAGCGAGTCTACTGCCGAACAGACTGTTTATCTTGCCAGCTATACTTGTTGGTCGCTTGCCAGTTAGCTTACTTGAATCAATTGCTGCCTGAGATTGACGGGCTGGCGTCTTACTTGGTCTATCACTATCTAAACCTCCGGGTCCTATGAGCGACGGCGCAGTACGCCCAGGAGGTACGTTCTGACCTGACTGCACGCTAAGTCGGTCACTAGGCGGAGCAGCAAAGCTGGGCCTTGCAGGACCACGATCAGTATCAACTGTTACTGCCGGTGTTGTTGGTTTTGTTCTACCACTCGGTGTTGGCTGTACTTTTGGCTCACCTGCTGGAGCAGTAGCTGTAGTCGAACCTGCTTTTGGGTTTTTCTTTTTTGGCTTTTTCTTTTTTGACTTTTTTTCATCAGCTTCGTCGTCGTCAACATGCCCAAAACCTAAATACGGAGGAGTGTCGTCTTCTGCCACGTATAAATTTTCAAAGTTATCTCGATTGCTTAGTTTAGTAGTTTTAATTTGATCATTGCTACTTACAAAGTCAGATTGTTTCATGAGTAATCCTTAAATGCCTATTTAATGTATTTATGTCTCAACTTCGTTGATCCATGTTATCGTTTGTCTTGCTCAGCTATCGCTATCGCAAACAAACTCAACATCTTACTTCGTAAGTACTAGAGTTTCTAAGAGTAGTTAAGTGTTAAGTACTTTTTTTAAGAGTTACTAGAAGAGATATTTCTGTAGATTAATCTGCTCAGACGGAACCTGTTTAGGGTTCCGTCATAAAGAAAAATTTTGTTTTTCTGTGAGTATCACCACCCGTGACATGGAAATAGGTGTTTAAAGTTTATACACACGTTCAACGGGCTCTGACCTTTCCCTTACCTACGTCGACATCACGTAACAGTGTTACGTTACCTGTACTCTCGTTCCTACGTGTACAGTTTTTATGAACATAGTGTGTTTGTGATCAACAGCATTGACCTATATCAACTTACCGCCTCTGGGCGTTGGCTCAATATGTTACGTGTCTAGGTCTCTATCCCTAGCTTTTCCACAGCGGCTCTTTTATTTCCGGCCCGCCAACCTTATGTGCTGTATGGTTGCCTAAAGTTTAGTTTTACCATTTTCATTGCCTAAGTACTCTTTTAATATTTTAGAACCACCAATGCGTACATTAATAATACCATTGTAATAGTCGTCTGATTCTAAAACTCGCCTTTCGAATTGTTCACGTGCTTCAAGATAACTTGCTATGCCTCTGCTTGGACACAGGTGTAGTATCTCTCTTGTAAACTTTTCTTTGCCTATTTCTTCAATGTCTCTAAGTAGATTGTCTGAAGATCCCCAATAGTCTCTCCATTCACTTTCTACTGTAGTGCGCCTTTTTCTTTTCTTACCTTTAAGTGGTGGCCTTGTTTTTGTTGCCTTAGCGTTTTTCTTGCCTATATACTTTCTACCATTTGTTGTATTAGTGATTAGGTAAACAAAACCTTCACACTCAATTGGTAGAGTATCAACTTTTTTGCCTTGGTAAGTCCACTCCATACTGTATGTATGCTAGGACTTAGTTGGTGCCTTTATTCTTGGGTTTTGTTTTTCGTTTTTGATAAAATTCAGTTTGTATTTCTTTTTGCCTTTTGCGTGCCAGTCTGATTATGTTTCTTAAGTGCCTTCTGCCTGCCAAGTGCGTTCTCACGCTGTGCCTTTTATTAAAATCTGTGTGTGCCTGATAATATTTTAAGTATTCTTCGACAAGCTTTTCGTGAGTACTTTCGTCGTCGAAGTTATTTTCGTCGTCGCTCATTAGTCAACTACGTCCAAGTCTGTTGCGTAAGAAGTAAAACCTGATTCTTTAATTACTCTAAGTACATGATTTACTCTACCTACTAGTTCTTCTTTGTGCGATATAAGGAAAACATTCTTGCGACCTTCGCGGCCCATATGCTTGATAACGCCCAGTGCGTGTTCAACACCAGCAGAATCCATTCCACTGTCGATCAATTCGTCGATGAACAGTAGGTTAATGTTCTGGTATAAGTTTTCCCATACGTCACGGAACGCAAAACTTAGTCCAAGTATAAGTCTGTTACGTTCGCCTCGACTCAGATTGTCAAAGTCGAGGTCTTGACCAAGCTGAGTAATCTCAACACTTAGGTCATTTTGGAATGCTACTTGGTGCGGAAGACCAAGTCTAGAAAGATAAGAAGTAAGTCTGTTGTTCAAGTAGCTCAAGTTTTGATCAATAATTTTCTTACGAATGAAACTATCCTTGTTTGTAAGAAGTTTCAACAAGAACTCTTGGTGCTCTTGGTAGTGAGTAAGCTCGTTTACTGAATCCCAATTGATTTCTTGAAGCGCTGAAGCAGACAATTCATCAATTTGACTTTGGTATGGATCGTGCTCTTGCTCTTTTGTTTCGAGACTGTGCTTGAGCCCGTCAATATTCTGTCTATGTTCGTATGCTTCTTTCATAGATTCGTAAAAAACAGTAGGCTTAGCGTCAATGTCACCGATTATCTTAATGTTTTCGAGGGTTTTCTCGGCTTTTTCTGTTACTTCTTGTAAATAGACCTGGCTCTCTTCGAGCTCTTTGGTCTTTGTGCTGAGGATCTCTTGCTTCTTGTCTTCGTGAAGTGGTTGATCGCATGTATAGCACTTTGCATCTTCGAGTCCGATAAGGTCTTTGTTGATTTTATCAACACTTTTCTGTGCTCTTGATTGAGCAGCTTCGGAAGATGCTAAGGTTTTCTGTAAATTTTCAAGCTCTGTGCTAATTGTTTGCCAGTTTTGTAGCTTTTCGTGTCCTTCGATCTCAGAATCAATGTCAAGTTTGCTTAGTTCTTGTATTGCTTCTTCGAGTGCTTTAATGTCAGTGCGTTTTTTTGCTTGCCATGCCTTCTGAGTGCGACCTAAGCTGGTAATTGTATCTTCGATTCGTTCGTTAGCTGACTGAACAGCGTTAATACGATTAGTTTCAGAGTCAATAGCAGCTCTGGTGTTACGAATCTCTTCCTTTAAAGTCTCAGCCTTCTCTGAAAGGATAGTAATACCGAGTAACTGCTCAATAATAGCACGTTGATCGTTGGTTCGCATTGCCAAAAATGGCTCTGAGTAGGTGTTAAGCGCTACGATATGCTTAAACATGTCATGGCTCATACCTAATAGGGTATTAATAGCCTCTTGTGTCTTACGACTATCACCTTGAGACTCGTCAGTCATCTCTTGCTCTTGGTCATCTACGTAAAATTTTGTAAATGTAGGTGATCTACCACGCTCAATGCGATATTGAACATTGTTTTTCTCGAAATTCAACGTTACTAACATATGTTTACCATTTGTTTTGTTAATAAGGTTGTTTCGTTTGATGTTAGTTAGTGCTTGGCCGTAGAGGGCGTAGGACAATCCGTTAATGATTGTCGTTTTGCCTGTCCCGTTTCGTGAGCCTGAGTCGTCACCTCCTTGATCTAAGTTTTCACCAAGCACTAGAGTGAGCTGTTCTTGATCAAACCGAACTGCCTGGGTTTGATTGCCGACGCTCATAAAGTTTTTAACTGTTAAATCTTTTAATAGAATTGTCATAGTTTCATTTGCTTTGGATCAATGCTGATTTCGTTAATACAAATATCATCGGGTTGATCTATTATCCATTTAATATACACGGCTGCTTGAGAAATGTCAAGACATTTTCGGTCAGGATGCTTTTCTTGATTGTTGGAAAGAGTACCAAAGCTAACATAGGTAATCTTTGGGCCTTCGCCCCATACCCCGCCTAGTGCTAACGTATTGGAATAATCACGCAGCGCTTTCTTTTCAGCGTTGTACAACCAAGCTTTGCCGTTTTTAACACGATCAGTTGTGCTGCCAACAGTAATGATGTGGGGTCTGTGGTTTTCTTCTACGCATTTTTTGTAAACCTTGTCAAGTAGTACAGTTTGATTAAACTTCCACAGCGCACTATTAATAATAACAGTATTGTAATGCGTGACGTATTGAGCAAACGCATCTTGTTCGTTGCTCTTACATAAGTCATAACCGTTTTCACGTGAGGCAAACCAAGCATCAGGATACAATTTGTGTAATTCTTTAGCTAAGCCAAAGTTTTTATTACCGGATATCAGTATCATAGATTTAAATAAATGTCCAACAGCGTTTTTTGATCAAAAGAATCAGATTCAATCGCAACAATTTCACGAGAAACAATTTCATCAACACTTTCGAACTTGCTAATATCAAGCTCGGTAGTAATTTCGTCGATTTGCTTTTGAGGTATAAGTGTAATTTCTCTACAGTCGTGTTGTTTGATATATGTTTCTTTAATAAAGCTTGCTTCTTCGTAGCTAATTGGAATGTCAATGGCCACTCGCAAGTACATCTTGTCTTTGATAATAGTATTATCCGGATCAAGTAGCTCGGATAGTTTTACTGTGCGGTACTTAGGGCAGTTATCCCAGTCAATATACTGAGGCTCACCGTCGTTCTCACGATCGAGTACTACCATACCACGCTTATCGTCCCACGCATCTGAATAGTTGTGCGGGAAAGCATTACCAATATAATGTATATTGCCCTTTACTTGTCGCTTGTGGAAGTGACCTGAGAACACATACTTCTGATTAACAAAGTGTGTAGCACGTAGATCACCATGCTCGGGCATTTGAACATGTGCGTTCATAAGGAATGTAGGAAGTTCGAAGTGTCCGAACATGTATTTGCTCTTAGACTTCTCAATGTTCTTCCATTCGTTGCCTACTAGCCAGGGCACAAGCGCTACATCGTCGAATTCAGTATACTGGTCGACTAAGGTAATGCCCGGAATGTGTCTCGCAAACTTTGTAGAACTAATGTCTCTACGATCTTTATAGAACAAGTCATGGTTGCCATCGAACATATAAAAATTGTCGAAGGCTTCCCCAAGCTTTTCTAATGATCGCACAGTTGAATCAAGTGTGGAAAGATTGACACTACTACGATTGTGATGCCAATCTCCACAGAAGATTCCTGTTTCGCAATTATTTGCTTTTGCTTGTTCAATAAACCAATCAACGAATTCTTCGCAGTCAGCATTATGAACTTTACTATTACTTTTCATACCGAAGTGAATATCGGTAAAAATGGCAGCTCGTTTAAACAAATTGTCCTCGTGTATGAATTCTCATTTATACTATAATAGTATATATCAGGCCATGTTGTCAAGACATTTTTTATTTTTTCTCAGGATTATTTGCTTCCCACTCACGTGATGCCTGTCGAGTGTAACTTGGGGTCATGTCGTTCATTTCAAGAATGTCATCACGAATAGCTTGATTGCGTTTTTCTAAGTTAATTACTCTTACAAAACTGTTAGTAACAGCAGCAGTGTAATAAGCAAATGGGTTGGCTGACTTAGATTCGTCAAACTGTAAACCAATTTGTGTTAGCTGTAGAATAGCTTGACCACGCATCTCGTCGTTGTAAGTATAACCTCTTACATTACCACGAGTAGCATAACGTTCGCATAACTTTATCCACATATGAGCAAGTTTGTTTGTAACCTTGCCGTGATCCTTGCTAAAGTATCCGTTTTCCATTCCTCCGACCCAGTGACTTTTACCAACACAAACTAATTCGTCGTTTTCGTTAAATTTGTAATGTTGAAACGCAGGAAAGTTTAGTTTGGTTTTTGTATCAGCAGTTGTCTTTGGAGTTTTCTTTCTGCCTGGTTCTTCGGGAATATGATCAAACGTCATAACTCTAAAGATGAGTTCGTCTTTTTTCATTTTCTTTGGATCATGCTCGCATTCGGCTAACTTTATTTTTTCGCCAGCTGCTTTTCTTTCGTCGAACATTCTAGTTTGTAATCGCTTTGCTTTGTTTCTTTTTGCTTCAGCAATTGTATTTCGATTTATTTTAGCAAGGCCTTGTTCGAGGGTACCGTGCGGGCCTTGTAACGATATAATTAAATCAAATTGATTATGTGTATCTTCGGTATAGCTACAGAAATTAGTCTTAGATTTATGTATCTCTGACAGTATATCTTTATTATTTAAGTAGTTATGTTTTCTCATTTATTTTTAAATCCTAAATAGAAGTTTATTAAAATTCTATATTACTTATAATATAATATACGTACGATATTGTCAACTAAATAAGTTATCAAAGAGGATAAAAAAATGGCTCTAGAGTTTATAGAAAATCCAACAGCAGAAGCACAAAGTAGATCGTCGCAAGATCCTAGGTCTACTTCGGAAAACGTGTCTGGGAGCTCTATTATATACGGAGATAACAATGCTCAGAACGTAGACGCAGCTAACGAAATATATGATACTGAAAATTATGTTAGTAATCTAAGAAAGCGTAACTTACCAAACGGAGCAAACCCAGCACCGCTGCCTTTTGTAACAGCAAGGTGGAAAGCGTCAGGTGCTCCGGACTGGCGAGTAAAGCTAACTATACCGTCGGGTATTAGTTTCGGACCATTACACGGAAGTCTAGCACGTACCGGCGGCCTGATGTTCCCGTACACTCCTAACATTAGTTATGGCACAGGCGCAGACTATTCAGAAATGACTCCAACTCATGCGCTGTATCCCTATGTTGTGTATCAAAACTCAAGAGTTACTGATATTTCTATTAGTGGAACATTTACCTGTCAGAATCAAGAAGAAGCAACATATATCATTGCTGCGCAACACTATTTTAGCACAATGACTAAAAGTGCTTATGCTGGCAGTTCGAATCAAGGTTCGCCACCGCCGATTGTATTCCTAAATGGATACGGTCAGTATATGTTCCAAGATGTACCGGTAGTAGTTTCTACCTGGAGTATAAACTTACCAGCTGACCCCGACTACATTCAAGCATCAACTGGTACTTATGCGCCTACTAAGTGTGAAATATCATGTAATCTAAAAGTAGCATACAGCAGAAGCAAGACACAGACATTTAGTTTGCAGAGCTTTGCTGCTGGCAAAGGCGGAGGATTTATGTAATGAGTATTCTTGGATTTGACAGAATCAATTACCACAAAGCTAGTCCTTACTTTAACACTGAAGTTAAGAACGGTTTATATTTAAGCTATCTCACTATACGTCCTGTGCCCGCTCGTTCGAACGATATACTTTATACAATTGAATCTCAGTACACACACCGCCCTGACTTGTTAGCGTTTGACTTATATCAAACCCCTGATTTGTGGTGGGTATTTGCTCAACGTAACTTAGACATTATTAGAGATCCAATTTATGATTTCGAAGCAGGGATAGAAATATTCCTGCCACAGTCTGAGTTACTAAGAGAAACACTCGGAGTTAACTAATGGCTGTAATCAGAACCGACGCAAGCAGAAACGAAGGCGGTGAACGTACACCTCAAGCAACCGCCGACGACAGTTGGAGAACGTGGACACACGAAACGCCAGAGGACTTTTTCTACTTACGGCAGAATAGAGAGTTTCAAGGCTCAGGCGGAAATACGTTACCGTCATCTGGCGGCGGCGCAGCAGCGAGCGGAGGACCTAAAGAAAATCCTCTACATAAGTTTGCTACCTATAGTTGGATGTGGTCTTTGTCGGTTCTAAGTAAATCACAAACAAACTTTCCTGATCCATTAATAGGAAAATTTAAAAATGGAATAACAGTTGCTGAAGATATGGGCAAGTCAGATTATCATTTTGATAATGTTAATGTTAGAAGTCTTATTTCGGCAACTACCGGAATTCGTGGCGCACACTCATTAACATTTGCTTTTGACATTGTTGAGCCATATAGCATGGGTAATTTTCTTAAAGATCTAGACAAGGCATCAAAAGCACAGGGCTTTAAAAACTATGCCGATGCTGGTATGATGTTAGCTGTAAAGTTCGACGGCTATGACGACAGTGGCAACGCTAGTACTGTTGGCCCGTACAACTTTACAGTTAAATTAGTTCAAGCTAAATTTACAGTCACTGAAGCAGGTACAGTTTACAAGTGTTTAGCAGTAGCATGGAACGATCAAGCGTGGAACGACGAAGTAGCAACCATTAAGCAAAATGCCACACTGTCGGGCAGAACAGTTGAAGAAATGTTACTCTCGGGTGCTAATAGCTTAACAGCAGCAATGAATAACATTGAAAACAAATCAACAGAAGCTGGCGCACAAGCAGAAGGTGATCAATTTTATATTGTATTCCCAGATACTAAAACAAGTGCTGAAGAATCATCAATACTTGGAGTACCATCAGCGGGGCTTACTGATTTGCCGGTTGACCACCAACAGCTTTTTGAGTCGCTAAAAGGTACTGGATCGCCAGGCGATGATGGGCAAAATAGTTTAGATAATTTTCAAAACGATATCAACACATACCAGCTTGGTACTAGTAAAAGTTCTCACGATTTAGGTGCGGGAATATATAGCTCCTACAAAGGTAATATGAATGTAATCGGAAAGTCTGAGATCATTAAACAGCCTGAAGATAGAGAAGCGCATGTAAACACTAGCGAAGATAACGCAGCAGCCGACGAAGATCGTATGCGTAATAATCCGCAAAACTCGCTGTTGCCAGGCGATTCGAGAAGTGTACAAATATATGCCGGACAGAAGTTAATTAACGTTATTGAAGAAGTTATCCTTGCTAGTAAATATGGCCGAGAGTACGGCATGTGGAAGCCTGGATCAGAGTCTCCGGGTAAATGTCCTTGGTTTAAGTTACAGTGCTTTGTGTTAGCAACAGATGGACCTAAGGAAGCACAATCGGGGCGTACAGGAAAAATCTATATCTATCGTGTTATTCCGTATCAAGCATCAATGAACAGATTTGCTGCTCCAGGATCTAAAGGCATCGGTGGAACTAATCCTCATAGAATTTACAATTATATCTATACAGGCAAGAACAATGACATTCTTGATCTTGACTTAGACTTTAACTATTCGTTCTATGTTCCGATTGGTAACGATATCGGACAGCTTGAACGATCATCTACTGAAGGCTTACCTGCAGGGCAAACTGATTCTGATCCTAATATGGTGCCAAAGGTTGCTAATAGACCAGACACATTCGGAGATGAGGACAGTCTTACTCAACTAAGTAAGCCTGTTACTAATCCTTCTAAGACAACCGGCGCTCAATTAGTACAGCACCCCGAAACACAGAGTAATAGAAACTGGCACGAGATACTAATGAACTCTAAAGTTGACCTGCTTAGCATAAAAATGAAGATTCACGGCGATCCTTATTATCTTACAAGTAGCGGTTGCGGAAACTATATTGCCGAAGGTGCAGGTAACGTTACTAAAGATGATCAAATAGAATACATACAAAGCGAAGCTGATATTCAAATTAACTTTGAAACACCGTTTGATATGGGCACGCCGTGGTACAAGATGGAACAGTACAAGTTCACAGGCATGTATCAGGTATTAACTATTGACAACAGTTTTACTCGTGAAGGTTTTACACAGGTTCTAAATTGTATCAGACATAGAAACCAAGGAGCCGGCACAGCTTCCGCACCGATTGAAGAAGGTGATATTGGCAACTCGGTAACCTTAGTTGAACCTGGTACAAACTTTAAAGGAACAGTATAAATGGTAGCATCACAAGAAGACTTTAGTACTACTTCTAAACATACTTCATTAGCAACCGGCGTTCGTGTAAACCCAGGCATTTATGTTGGCCGAGTAGAAAACAATCTTGACCCAGGACGAATGGGACAGATCGAAGTAAGCTTATTTGCTTCTGGTAAAGCAGGCTCGAGTATTCCCGGTGACAAAGGAACTGTAGTAGTTGCTAAACGCACAACACCGTTTGGTGGTCAATTATCAGCAGCTGGTCTTACTAAAACAGACGCATATGATAACAATCAGCAAAGCTACGGTCTATGGGCAACGCCGCCGGACGTAGGTACTTTTGTATTAGTGCTTGTTACAGAAGGCGGAGACGGCGAAGCATACTACGTAGGTTTTATTCCTGACCCGTATATGAACGCTAACATGTTTAATAACTTTGAAGCTGAGTATAATAAAAGAGCAAGACCTGCGGTAACTAATGACCCAAGTAGTAACGAAAGACAGCTTAACGAAACGGGACCGTTTAAAGGAAACAGTTCTCCTAGTGCGTCGTTATATGACAACAGAGTTAAGCTAGAAAAAGTTAACGGACTATGGGCAGATCCAGACCGCGGCCCGCAAACTTCAAGTCCAAGAAGAGAGATACCGTCGAACGTGTTAGGCCTATCAAGTGCCGGACCACCGAAGTACTCTGGTCCTATGATGAACAGAACTGCTCACGAAGAAGGAAAGATGGTCGGCGAAAGACCATTCTCAAGACTCGGTGGCACCAACATAGTAATGGACGACGGCAACCCAGGACTACAACGCACAATGCTTGCTAAAGATGGTAAGCGTGAATACGTTCCGGCACCGGGCGGCGAAGACACTATACCTCACAGTGAGCAATTCAGAATTGAAACTCGCACAGGGCATAAAATTATTATGCATAACAGTGAAGATTTTATTACTATTATTCATTCTAATGGTGATAGCTGGATGGAATTTACAGCCAACGGTAAGATCGACGTTTACTCACGTGGCGGCATAAGCATGGCTACTGAGAAAGATGAAAAAGCAGGAATAAACTTTCATGCGCATCAACTTAACATTGATGTAGACGAACTAAACATTTCAGCTAAGACTGCTATTAACATTGAGCAAAGACCAGATCCAGACCAAGATCCTATATTTGCCTTAAAAGTAAAAGACGGTAAGTTCGACGTTCAGGCCACTAAAGGCATTGACATAAGAAATAAAGAAGAGTTTGCTTCAGGCGACACTACTTTTAAGTTAAAATATAACTACGATAACGATGAGTTTGAATTTAATCCTACAAGAAAAACCCAGATAACAACTAGTGATCAAACCATTTCGATTAAAGGCAACTTTATAGTTGCTGGTAATGTACAAGGTAATGATGTCATCACTGATGAGTCGGGGTCTATGGAAGTAGATCCAATACCTTCAGACGATCAACCAATGCAGTATGATGAGATGCCAGAAATGATTCAAGAGTTGCCCGCTAACTTTGAAATGCTCGACGAAGAAAAAGCAAAGTATTCAGATGTTACTGAAACACTAAAAACACCATTAAGACGTGTACCGCGGAAGCAGCCGTGGAAACAAACCGAAAACTTAGATCCTACAAAATACACACCAGAGAAAATTTTGTACGGTGTAGAGAAAACAGAAGATTCAGAGCCGGCATATGCTAAGAATTCTTGGCACTTGGATACAGGTAACGCAAACGTAAAAGTACATGAAGATAGAGGAGGCTACTAATGGCTAAATTAGAGAAAAAACTTTACAAGGAAGTAGTAGTACCATCACGTAATTCTTTCGACTACGGGTTGCCCGGCAGAACATATGTTGGCTTTTCTACTACTGATCCGACTCGCAAAGGCGCAACAGTATATGATTTTGAATGTATTAAACAGGATATCATTAACCACTTCCATATACGTCAAGGTGAAAAGCTAGGCGATCCTACGTTTGGTACTATTATTTGGGATGTACTATTCGAGCCGTTAACAGACACACTTAAAGAAGCCATAACAAAAAACGTTACTGAAATCTGTAACTTTGATCCTCGTGTAGCAGTCGATAAGATCACTGTTGACCAGTACGAACACGGTGTGCAAATTGAAGCTAGTGTGCTGTACAGACCTTACAATTTAACAGAATATATGCAGCTTAGGTTCGATCAAAGAGCTGGGTTCTTGCTACCTACAACGCAGAATATTCAAAGAAGCTCAGTACCGTACGGAGCCAACCTGTCTTAAAAAACACTAGTTTTATCCTGGATAAATATTATATTACGAGGATAACGAAATGTCAACAACAGACAGACAGAATAGACTTTTAGTTGCTGAAGACTGGAAGCGCATTTATCAAAGCTTTAGAAACGCTGAGTTTTTATCATATGACTTTGATAACTTACGCCGTACAATGGTTACTTACCTTAGGACTAATTACCCTGAGGACTTTAACGACTATATCGAATCTAGCGAGTACATGGCGCTTGTTGATCTTATTGCTTACTTGGGGCAAAGCTTTTCGTTTAGAACAGATCTAAATGCTAGAGAAAACTTCCTTGAAACAGCAGAAAGAAGAGAAAGTGTCTTACGTCTAGCTAGGCTACTAAGTTATCATGCTAAGCGCAACCAGTCAGCAAACGGCTTACTGAAGCTACACAGTGTTGCTACGTCTGAACGTATTTTTGACAGCAGCGGACTAAACTTAGCCGGTACACAAGTTGTTTGGAACGATCTAACAAACGCAAACAGTCATGAGCAAATTACAAAAATCCTCAACGCTGCTCTACCTGTGAATGCTGGGATTGGAAATCCAATTGCTAAAGATACAGTAAACGGTGTATACACTGAGCAATACCGTGTTAATTCTAACAACGAAGACTTACCATTGTTTCCGTTTACTCGAGCTGTAAATGGTGTAAACAAAAAGTTTGAAGTTGTAAGTACAAAAATATCCGAAGGGATGATACAAGAAGAAGATCCGTTCTTAGGTAATAAGTTTTCGTTTATATACCAAGACGACGGCAAAGGCAAAGCAAGTGACTCTAACGGTTACTTTACACACTTTAGACAAGGCGAGCTGGTAGACGGCACATTCTTCTTATCTAACCCAACTACTAATCAAGTAGTTGCCATTGACGACATTAACATTAACGAAACTGATGTTTGGCTTTACTCCCTTGATGACGCTGGTAGAGAAGCTGAGCTATGGACAAAGGTTAGTGCTACTGAAGGTAACAACGTAATTTACAACAGTGTTGAAAAAGGCGTTAAGAACATTTACAGTGTACAGACACGTATTGAAGATAGAATGAGCTTGGTATTCGGTGACGGCGTTTTTGGTAATGTGCCAAAAGGTAATTTCAAAGTTTATTACAGAATAAGCGACTCTTCTACAACTATTATTACGCCTAATAACTTAGGTACTATAACAGTATCAATACCGTATATCAGTCATACAAATAAACTAGAAACGTTGTCGCTTACATTACAGCTAAAAACAGCAATTGACAACGGCGCAGCTTCAGAATCAAATGAAAATATTAAAAATAATGCGCCTAGTAACTACTACACTCAGAATAGAATGATTACAGCTGAAGATTACCAAGTAGCTCCGCTAACACGTAATCAAGAAGTTGTAAAAGTAAAAAGTGTCAATCGTACTAGCAGTGGTATTAGTAGATATTTTGATTTAATTGACAGCACCGGAAGATACAGTAAAACTAATCTTTTTGGTAATGACGGTATTATCTACAAAGAAGATAGTACTCGAAAGACTAACTTTATTTACGAAACTAAAACTGACATCGAAGGTGCTATAGAAAACACAATCCAGCCGTTACTTAAAGATTACAACATACGTAATTTTTATTATAACGAATACCCAGTACTGTCTGTTGCTGATAGCAACTATACCTGGGACAGCAAGACAACTAAAACAAATCAAAATACAGGATTTGTAACTGATGCTAGTGGTGAGAATATTCCGCTAGGTAGTTTTTCTAAATCTTCGCTTAGTTTACTAGTACCAAACACACTTATAAAATTTACAGCGCCAGACGGCTTTCACTTTATGGAAGACAATACTTTAATGGCAGGCGCAGCTAACCACACCGGCGCTAAGACGTATATTTGGTCTAAGATAATAAGTGTACAAGGCGACGGTACAGACGCAGGCACAGACAGCTCCGGGGCTGTTAAACTTACTGATAGTATTCCAACTGGCGCTAAGCTTGATAGAGTTATTCCTAAGTTAGCAAACATTATCACCGACGACATAAAAGTTCAAATTATAGATCAATGTTTTTCTAATAACACGTTTGGCTTACGATTTGATAGTACTAGTCAAGAGTGGAAAGTAATTACACTAGACAACTTGGATTTAATTAGCAACTTCTCGCTAACAAAAGCAGGCAATACTTCAAGTGAGCAAGTTGACTCAAGTTGGATATTGTTGTTTGAGCCAGTTGGAAAAAAGTATAACATTACATATCGTACAAGTCGTTATGTTTTTGAAAGCCCCGCTGAGATTAGGTTCTTCTTTGACTCTTCAGATAAAGTATTTGAAACTACATCTGGTAAAGTTATTAAGGATAAAATTTCAGTATTGAGTATTAATACAAAGCCCGATAGCTTAGAATCTTTCACTACTGATTTTGATTGGGAAATCGTAGCAACTGTTAGAGACTCTGACGGATATGTTGATAGTAGTAAAATTGAAATTACATTCTTTGACAGTGACGAAGATGGAGTAGTAGATGACCCTAATTTGTTTGAACAAATAGTTGCCGAAGACATTAACGAAACTAGTAAAGTAGTGTTTAGGAAAAAGCAAACAAATATCGACGGCACTGAGACATACAATTACTTTGATAACTCAAATGATGCTATTGTTATATTTGCTAAGCGTAGTGATTTACAAGTTACCAGCGTTTACGATGATGGGCAAATTTTCTACTTTATACAAGAAAATTTATTCCAGGTTTTAAACAAAGAAACAAGCCAACTGTTGACTACAGCGGATTATGTAGGTTACAAAGGTAGAGACAACATTAAATTCCATTATGTTCATGCTGCGGATAAGGATCGACGTTTAGATCCAAGCGCAAGTAACATAATTGATGTATACATGTTAACTGCTGCTTATGATACGCAGTTTAGGCTTTACTTACAAGATCAAGCAACTTATCCGCTCCCAGCAAGTAGTGATCAACTGTACTTAAATTACAGTACAGAGCTTAACAAAATTAAGTCAATTAGTGATGAAATTGTTTATCATCCGGTTAAGTATAAGATACTATTTGGCAATAAAGCAGACTCTAACTTGCAAGCAACATTTAAAATTGTAAAGAATCCAGAAGTAGTCATTAATGATAATGACTTAATAGCTCAAACACTATCTGCTATTAACGAATTCTTTGCTTTGGAAAATTGGGACTTTGGCGACACGTTCTACTTCTCAGAACTAACGGCATATGTACTACAGCAACTAAGTCCAAACTTGGTAACATTTGTAGTTGTTCCGAATAGTTCATTAGACGTATTTGGTAGTTTGTTTGAAGTAAAAGCAGAAGCAGACGAAATATTCATCAGCGGCGCACGAGTTAGTGATGTTGAGATTATTGACGAAGTGACTGCTACTAAATTACAGACAACTGGCAATATTTCTACAAGTACTACCGCAGTAAATACAGGTATTCAGAGCACGAGTTTAAGTGTATCAACTACAAACTCGACAACAGGAGGTAGCTATTAACAATGGCTTACGATAATTTTCAAGACGAACCAAAGCTTCCAGTAAAAGGAAAGTCAAAGCGTAGAAGTGAAGAACACTTACCTCGTATTTTTAGAACACCTTCTAACTCAAAGTTTCTTGGATCTACATTAGATCAAATGATACAACCCGGTGTTGTAAACAAGCTCAATGGCTATGTAGGACGTAAAACTGCTAAGGCATTTACAGCAGATGACGTGTATGTTCAAGACGTAAGCACTTCACGTGAAGATTATCAGCTGGAGTCGGCAGCCGTAGCTAAAGACGAGTTGGGTAACGTTCTGCTTTATAGAGACTACAACGATTACATGAATAGTCTTAAAAACTACAACAGATCGATCCAAGACCATAACGTAGTAAACGAGCAAGAATTCTATGCTTGGAACCCGTACATTGACTGGGATAAGTTTACTAACTTTAGAGAGTACTTTTGGTTACCAACCGGACCACAAACTATTAGCATTGCTGGCCAAAGCACCGAAGTCGAAAGCACATTTACAGTACGATTAAGTGATAACCTAGACTCGTACAGTTACGTGTTCACGCCGGACGGCGAAACACCTAATCCGTCGCTAACTTTGTACAGGGGCGTAAAGTATAAGTTTGATGTAGACCTTCCGGACTTTCCAATTACGTTTAAGTCTAAGCTCACAACCGACACTGAGTTTGATCTTGATAGCTCTTCTATTCTATTGTACGAAGGCGTCGATGTTCAAGGATTAGAAAAAGGTGTAGTGACTATTGAGCTAAGCACAGCAGCGCCTGACAATATTTGGTATGTCGCTGCTAACGACATTAATATCCATGGCAAGATTGAAATTAAAGATCTTCAAGATGCTTCTGCTATTAATGTTGACAGCGAAATTGTTGGAATGAAAACATACACTTCTGGTAATGGTATAGCACTTAGTAATGGAATGAAAATTCAGTTTATTGGTAATGTTACACCGGCATCATACGCTAACAAAGAGTTTTACGTAGAAGGAATAGGTTCGAGTATTAAACTTATAGCTGAAGACTCGTTAGACGTTGCTACTGAGTTTACTGAGGAAATTACTGTTAACTTTGACACAGTGGGCTTTGATAACTTACCGTACAGTAAAGCACTTGGATACTCGCAAGACAAAGATTACATTACAATTAATCGTTCAGCAAATGACGGTAATTTATGGACAAGACATAACCGTTGGTTCCATAAGAGTGTTATCGAAGCGAGCGCTGCTGCGAACAATCAACCAATAAGCGTTGATGCTACTGCACAAGCAAGTCGTCCAATTATTGAATTTAATAGTGGCATTAAGCTTTCTAATTTTGGCACACAAGCTAAAACAAGCATTGACTTAGTTGATGATTTTACTACTGACGTATTTTCTACTATCGAAGGTAGCTTAGGTTACTTTGTAGATGGTGTAGAGCTTGCTAACGGTCAGCGAGTAATGTTTACTAACGATCCGGATTCATTAGTAAAGAATAGAATCTTTAGAGTAAAATACTTTACTTACGATGGGACAGTTGTTGATGATGCTAATGTTAGCGGCCAAAGACAGATAACACTTGTAGAAGAAAGTGACAGCGTTCCTGCAGAGGGCGAAACTGTATTAGTTAAAAGCGGTACGAAATTCAAAGGCACTACTTTACATTACAAAAACAGCAGTTGGACAACTACACAAAAGAAAACAACAGTTAACCAAGCTCCGCTTTTTGATGTGTTTGACGAGAACGGTTACAGCTTTGCCGACGCAACAATTTATCCGTCGACTACTTTCACCGGGACTAAGATGTTTAGTTACAAAGAAGGAACTGGTTCAAACGACGATGAATTAGGCTTTCCGCTGTCCTACAAAAACATTACCAACGTAGGTGATATTGTTTTCCAATCGGATCTTTCGACTGACTCTTTTACATATGTTGAAAATCAAGATGTAAAAACACAAAACACAGTGCTTGGGTATTTACACTTGTATACAGATATTGATTCTTATACGCAGCAAACTGGTTGGACTAAAGTTGATTCAAGTAGACAGTTTGTAATACGCCAGTATGTCTACGACAATACTTTTACTGATATTCTTATTGATAGCTATGTTGATAGTTACGATTATATCAGTGACATGGATATTATTGTTTACAGAAATAATGATTTCCAAGTTAAGGACGTTGATTACACAATTGAACAGCATCCTGCAAACTTTGCTAAAATTGTGTTTGTAACTGATCTTAAAAAAGATGATGTAATTTTACTTAAAACTAACAGTAGGCAACTTAAAACTAATACCGGATACTACGAGTTTCCGCATAGCATGGAAAGAAATCCAAACAACGATCAGTTAGATGAATTTACACTTGGTGAAATTAACGATCACGTTTCGACTATCGTTGAACACACTACTGGCTTTAACGGCAAATACCCTGGCACAAGCAATCTACGTGATCTAGGCAATGTAACATCTAACGGTCGTAGGTTCTTACAGCACAGTGCGCCAATGAACTTACCACTGTACCATACAACTGAAAGAGAAGTTAACTTAGTAAAGAGTATTAAGTTTGCTAAGACAGAGTACAGTAGATTTAAGCGAGAGTTTTTAACCACAGCTGAAAAGCTTGGGTTTGATGGCTCGCAAAAGAATCATGTTGATAGAATTTTACAAGAGCTTAATAAAAGTAAAATAGTTTCTGACGTGTTCTACTTTAGTGATATGGTTCCTTATAGTGGTGCTATCATGACCGAACACACAGTAGAAGATTCGGATGAGATTTATTTTCCTTTAGGTGAAAACTTTAACTTATCTACTCCGAGCTACAAAGCATCATTAGTATACCTAAATGATGTACAACTTATACACGGTAAAGATTATACTTTTAACAACGACGGTTATGCGGTAGTTACGGCAACAAAGCAATCGCAAGATGTAATTACTATTTACGAATACGATAGTACTAAGGGTAACTACATTGCTCCAACGCCAACTAAGCTTGGGCTATACCCTGCGTTTGAACCGGCAAAGTTTTTAGACAATACTTACTTGATACCGGTAAACGTTATTCAAGGGCACGATGGATCTATTGTAACAGCTTACGACGACTACCGTGATGATTTGTTACTTGAGCTTGAGAAGAGAATTTACAATAACCTTAAAGTTGCGTACAATTCAGAAGAATTTGATATTTTAGAAGTACGTCCTAGTTACTACCGTTCGAACAATATTAGTAGAAGTAACATTGACAAGACATTATTAGCAGACTTCTTCCAGTGGACAAAACTTGTAACAGTAGATTACACACGTCAAACGTTCAACAGAGATAACAGATTTACCTACAACTATCGTTCGAGCTTCGATGATAACAATGTAGCACTACCTGGCTCCTGGAGAGAAATTTACAAATACTACTACGACACTGACCGCCCGCATACTCATCCATGGGAAATGCTTGGCGAAACAGTTGAGCCAACATGGTGGGAAGAAACATACGGCGAAGCACCGTACACTAGCGAAAACTATCTAATGTGGGAAGATATCGAAGCAGGTATTGTACGTCATCAAGATCGTAGAATTGAATACAGAAACAACTACAAGCGTCCAGGATTGATGAGCATTATTCCTGTTGACGATTGCGGCGATTTAGTTTCTCCGCTTGAAATTGGGTTGGTGTTTAATTACAGCAGCGAGCTTATCGAACGCCCTTGGGTGTTTGGTGATGGCGGCCCAGTTGAAGCAGCTTGGCGTAGACACAGCGAATTCCCATTCTCTATGCTTATTGCGTTTGCGCTTAACAAACCAGGTAGATTGTTTGCTGCTGGATTTGACCGTGTAAACCAAATTAGAAACAAGGCAGGTAACTTAGTATACAAGCCGACTGGTGTTCGATTGCGTCTAGCAGATATTGCTTTCCCTCAAGACACTGCTGATACGACTGATTTACATACTAGTGGTATAGTTAATTACATTGCTGAATTTACTAAAACTAGTGTGTCTAATTCTTACAAAAATTATAAGACAACACTATCGTCAATTAAGAACCAGTTAGGATTTAAATTAGCAGGCTTTACTGATCAAGCTAAGCTAAAACTTATTCTTGATAGTCGCACACCTTTGAATAAAGGCAACGTTTTTGTACCAGAAGAAAATTACCAAATTATTCTTAACGAAAGCTCGCCAACTGACCTAATCAACTACAGCGGCGTGATTATCGAACGCCGGGCGGAAGGCTTCTTAGTTAAAGGTTATAGTGAGTCACGCAGCTTCTTCCTAACTCATAAAGTTACTTCAAGAGGAAGCGACAACACAATTAATGTTGGTGGCGTAAGTGAAGAATTTGTAGAATGGGTAAGTGGTAACTTTTATGCTAAAAGTACAATAGTTAGAAATAATAATGTATACTACAGATGTACAGTAGATAACCAAGAGATTGAGTTTAGTCTTGACAACTTTGCTAAGTTGCCTAATCTGCCTGTAACAGGCGGTCGTAACGCTGTTATTAGAACAAACTTTGATACAAACACTGTTGCTGAAGTTCCATACGGCACGCTATTTGAAACAATACAAGAAGTAGTAGACTTTATTCTAAGTTATGAATCTTACTTAACTAGCAAGGGATTTGTGTTTGATTTCTTTGATCAAGACATTGGTAAAGTATTAGATTGGGATCACACTATTCGTGAATTTATGTTCTGGACTTTGTACGAACTTAGCGACGGAGCAGTTATTTCTTTAAGTCCAGGTGCTTCGTACTTACAGTTAGCTAGTAATTATTCTATTGTGTCTAATATTACAACAGGACCAAATGATTATACTTTGCTACAAGCTAACGGTACCTACTTAGAACTTGACAACACAACAATCAATCGTCAAGATAATGACTTTGTATTGTACGTAAATCCAGATGTAACGGGTGCTGGTGTTTACTATGTAGAACTACCTATGACACAAACTGAGCACGTTGTTTTATTAGATAACGAAACTGTGTTCAACGACGTAATTTACGACCAAACACCGGGCTACAGACAAGAGCGTATTAAGCTACTTGGTTACCGAACCGACGAGTGGTCAGGTAGTAAAAATATTCCAGGTTTTATATACGACGATGCGACAGCTACTGAATGGGAGCAATTTAAAGCATACTCAATTGGCAGCCTTGTTAAGTATAAGCAATTCTACTACGTGGCAGATGAAAAAATATCAGGTAGTAATGAATTTGTAGAAAGTCAATGGGTTAAGTTAGACAAAAAACCACGCCAGGGACTACTGCCTAACTTTGAATACAAAGTAAATCAGTTTACTGATTTTTACGATCTTGACAGTGATAACCTTGATACAGAGCAGCAGCGTTTTGCTCAGCACTTAATCGGCTACCAAAAGCGTAATTACTTAGAGAACATTATTAACAACAGTGTAAGTCAGTACAAGTTCTATCAAGGTATGATACTTGAAAAAGGCACAGTTAACTCTCTTTCTAAGCTATTTGATGTATTAGCAAGTAGCGACAAAGATAGTTTAGAATTCCATGAAGAATGGGCAATTAGAGACGGCCAGTACGGTGCTGTTGACTCGTTTGACGAACTTGAAATAAACATTGACGAATCTAAAATACTTGTAAACCCTCAGCCTATTTTGCTAACAAGCGATGTTCCTGTAGCACCGACTGATACAGTTTATAGAATTAGACCATATGAAGTATCAGTACAAACTGAGAACTACAACAATTCACCGTTCCCAGCAAAAACTGTAGTAGACAGCTATGTTAACACTGCTGGTTATGTACACAAAGATGATGTAAGTCTTATTGTTCCAACACTTGACGATGTCGTTGGTGTTGATATTTCTAAAGTTCCTGAAGGTAAGTTTATTTGGGTCGGTAACGAAAACAGTAACTGGAATGTTCTAAGACATATTGATACTAATGTTAGAGTTACAGATATTGCCATACTTGCTAATCACATTCAAATATCAACGAGTCAAGAAGTTGAAGATATTGCTATTGGCGATATTGTTGGTATACACTCTGTGTGGAAGACACAAGTAAGTGACACTATACTTGCTGATAGCTCCAAGCAGCTAGACACTATTACAAATTATCCGCAATTTAATTTTCTAACTAAGGTTATTGATGTATCAAGTAACTTAGTACAAATAGCAATACCGGATACTACAGAGTTTAAAGAATTCATAGAAAACGTTAACTTTGACGGCGCTAGTATTAACGGACAACTAACTAGATTTGAGTCTGCTAGACACACTGATGTGAACGCAGCTAACATTAACTTACAGCAATACTTTAGAGAAAACACAACTATATGGCTTGACAACGCAGGCAGCGGTGAATGGAAAGTATTAGAGAACGCTAACTTGTACAGTGTTGATTCAGAAATTACAGGTCCTGACACAGAAGATGACCCAGATTTTGAATATTCTAAGACATTCGCAAGTGTTATATCTTCTAATCGTTCTGGCAATATTATTATTGCTGCCGACCCTGACAATAGTAACGGACGCCTTTTTGTTTACAAGAGAAACAGTAATAGAGTTGGCTACAAGATGATACAAGTTATTGAGCCAGAAGCGTATGCTGCGGATAATCAAAAGTTTGGTGCGTCTGTAGATTTAAGCGAAGACGGCAAGTGGCTATTAGTAGGTTCGCCAAATGCGTCTAACGTAAAGACAAACTACAAGAGTGCGTTCTCGTTATCAACAGACTACGATAAAGATGACATTGTTTCTTACAAAGATAGAATTTGGAAAGCAAAGTTTGATTTACCGTCGGTATCAGCAGGCGCAAACTTCAACACATTCTCAAGTGTAATACAAGGTTTGTATGCGCTAGGCGAACAGGCTAACGCAGGCTATAACGTACCAGCAATTACTGTAGGTAATTACGCTATACGTACAGACACTAACTTATCAGCGTTTACTGATCAAGTAGATCACATTCTTGTACGTGCTCCTAACGCACTTTATAACAACACAATTACAAGTGACAATGATTGGCAAGTTTCCTTACAATGGAATACATTAACATACGGAAATCAAAATCAAGAAACACTAGCGACTAAACAACCATTCGGCGGATCATTTGCTGGCATTGATAATAACTTTATTGACGGCACACATGATATTGTTAATAGTATTGATGTAGTAATATACTTTGAAAATACTGATATTACTCCTGAAGTAGGGGAAACACTACAAACCGCTACTGGTGCTGGTGTAGTTGCTTATGTTCACGTTAATGATGAAAATAAGCATGTGATATACTTGAATAAAGTGTCAGGTACATTTAACTCTACAGATTCAATATTTAGAACAACTGGTGAATTTGTTGGAGATTTTATAAAGCAGTTAGACACCGACGGATCTGTATACAGTGGATTCTGGATGATTTCTACACCGAGTTACACGCCAACACTAACGTCTACACTATTCGACGCAGGCAAAGGCTTAGTTTATGTAGACATGAGTAACGATAGTACCTTTGGTAATTACTACTACAATATACTTGATACAAACACCACAGCAGTTGACAGTGAAAACACTGTTAACTCGTTTATTAGAACAATGTCCAGTGAAGGTTATCCAAACGCAGACGGCGTGTCTGGTGCGAAGCTTAACAGTCGTTGGGTAATCAGAGCACCTAAGGCACTTACTGATACACTGTCTGCTTCTGATACAGTAAACATTTACGTAAACCAGTTGGCTAATTACTCCACAGGCGAGTTTAAAGACTTAACAACTATTGGTTTAGCAACTACTGATACAAACAAGGAAGTAACAGTTGATGCGTTATGGGACGGTTACATAAAGGTTCGATTCACACAGTTTGACACACTTGGACAGCCGTTTGAGCCATTGGTAGGTCAGGTTGTTCGTGATGTTACAACAGGCGCAACAGCAACGGTTCAATTCTACGAAAGAGATGGTGTTGATATTACACTGTTTGTTACTAATACAGCCGGTGCCTGGAGCAAAGGTGAGCTGTTTAGTGATATTTCGGAACTTGAATTCCTAGCAGTGTCCGGAAGTGTTAATCCAATTTACCAAGCAGACAGAACAATTGGCGATATTCAAGCAGTAAGTATTGGCTCTGTAGCAAACGGAATTGGTAAGCTTATTGTAGTTGATACTGGTTCTGATATTGCGTTACCAACTGACAGCAGTGTTACTGAACTTGTAGATGCTGAATACTGGATCTACACAAATAGACAAGTGGTTGGTGATCCTGTATCCAACGAAGCGCCTAGCATACTAAACAGTAATTGGGAACAAGTTTACAAAATTCCAGCGGTTACTACAGGTACAGCAAGCGCATATACTAATCAAGGCATGTATTCTATCTACGAGTTTACCGGCTCTAACTTTAAGGAGCAAGGTTCGTATGTAACTATTGATACACAGACTAATCTACACCTAGGTGCTAATGTTAAGGTTCGCAAAAACAACGATACTTACAAGGCATTTGTTGGCGCACAAGGTAACGGTACTACAAGCTTACCTGGAAAGCTTTACTTTATAAACAACGGCACGTTTAACAATGTTGAATATAGCTGGGAGTTCTCAAAGTTCAAGGCTTACAAAGGCGGGTTTGACGAAACTGTAAACTATAGAACAGGCGATGTTGTATTTGTATCTGGTGATAGAGATCAGCTTTACAAGGCTAGAACTAATTTAACCCCTGGTGCGTTTGATATTAACAATTGGACGTTACAGGAAGACTATATTGATTATGTAGGATTTATTCCTAACAGTACTAACCTAGTTGTTATTAACGATAGCAGTAATTATATTGGTGCGCTAGATAATGAGCAAATGGAAACATTTGCTTCTGAGTTTGACGTTTCTAAAAACGGTGATGTTGTAGTTGTAAAAGTAACATACGACAATAAGCCGACAGCAGTAGTTGTATATCGTAATGTACAAGAAAACTATCAGCTAAGTCAAACTGTTGTAACAGGTGACGATTCAAGTACAGCGTTAGACAACACTACATTTGGTCTAGCAAATAGTCTTGGAATTAGCGAAGACGGTATGTACATTGCTATAAGTGCGCCACTTGCTGACACTTACCATTATAACGAAGGGCAAGTATACATTTACAAGCAAACTAGCGGACAGTTTGAGTTACATAGAACACTTGAAAACTCAACTTATTCTAGCGGTGAAGAGTTTGGATACAACTTAGACTTTAATGGCAACAAGTTAGCAGTATCGGCTAGAAACAGCAGCGCTGTTGTTCCTACTACGCTTGACTCTAACAGTACAACGTTTGATAATAACTTTACTAAGTTTAGTTACACTAACGAATATCAAGGTGTTATTTACATGTACGAAAATGTTGATAACGAATTCTTGTTAGCACAGAAAATTGATGTTGCCGATCAAGACCTTGTTAACTTTGGCAAGCATATACACCTTACTAACAACAATATTTTTGTTGGTATTCCAATTAAACCTCAAACTGACGTAACAACGTACATGGGCGAAATTTACAGCTTTAAGCTTAGTGAGTCTAATAAGCCAATATGGTCAGTTAAGCGAGCAATTCAACCAACAGTTGATATTAATAAAATTAAAGAAGTATACCTATACAACACAAAAACTAATCAAAAGATTACTAGCCTAGATTACTTAGATCCTTTCCAGGGTAAGATTGCTGGCGCAGCTGATCAAGAAATTAGTTACAAAACAAACGATGATCCAGCGATGTACTCTGTAGCAACAGGCACGTTAGTTACTGATGACTTAGCGTTATCAAGAACTATTATCCTTGATCCTAAGTCACCGTGGGGCGTAGAGCATGTTGGTAAAGTATGGTGGGATCTTTCTAACGCTAGATTCTTTAACGCATATCAAAATGACATTGTTTACAGCTCGCAGACTTGGAACACATTGTTTGAAGGTAGTACAATTGACGTTTACGAATGGGTCGAAAGTAACTACGCACCTTCGGCATACGACAAGCTGTCGCTGGCTAACAATAGAGAAGCAGTACGAAACAACATTACTGGTACATCTAAGTACGGCGACAGTGCTTACGTAACTAATAGAGTTTACGACAGTATTGCTAAAACGTTCTCTATAAAGTATTACTTCTGGGTTAAGAACAAGGACACAGTGCCGGCTACTGTAAGTAGAAACATAAATGTTAAGCAAATTGCTAGCTATATTGCTAACCCAGTTAGTAACAACCTAGAAACAATTTCCTTCCTATCATCGGACAGATTTGTACTTAACAATGTTAACAAGCATCTAGTTGGCACCGACGTTGCTCTTAATGTACAGTTCTACACAGCGAGCGATCAAAGAACCAACGTTCATACTCAGTACAAAATTGTTTCTGAAGGACTAGAAACAAGTCAGCCTACAGACGATATTGTTAACAAATGGTTTGATAGCTTAATTGGGTACGATATTAATAAATTCCCAGTTCCGGATCCAAACATTCCTGTTAAGTATCGTTACGGTACACTGTCAAAGCCAAGACAGAGCTGGTTTGCTAACCGTCTTGAAGCACTAAAGCAACTTATTGAGCGTGTTAACTATGTCCTTGCTGATAACTTAATTGTTGACGACAAGTCGCTTACTGCGTTAACTGACGCAGATACAGCGCCTGTTACTGACGAAGGGCTATACGATCAAGTAGTAGATGACCTAGATGATCTCAACGATATCCAAGTTGAAAAAGTATCACCAGCTAAGCTAACGCCAGTAGTTGAAAACGGCAAAATTGAGCGTGTAGAAATTACTGACGCAGGTAGAGGTTATAAAGTAGCTCCGAAGATACAAGTATTTGGCATCGGCACTGACGCTGACATTGAAGTTACTATTAACTCTCTTGGTAAAGTAATTACCGCAACAGTTGTAAACAAAGGCACAAACTACAGAACTACTGATACAATTTTAAGTGTTAGAAAGTTCAGTGTATTAGTAAACAACGACAGCACTATCGGCGGCAAGTGGTCTATATACGAAAGAGACAACACTGCTAAAGTTTGGAATAGAACAAAGAAGCAGAGTTACGATACTACACTTTACTGGGATTACACTGATTGGTATGCTACTGGTTACAACAATAACACACGTATCGATCACATTATTGAAAGATCTAATCAGTTAATTAACGCTAATATTAATCGTAACGAAATTGTAAAGATTAATAACATTGGCACAGGCGGTTGGTTACTACTAAGAAGAGTAAACACAACTAACAGCTTAGACTACACTGTTGATTACGAAACAATTGGTAGAGAAAGTGGCACAGTCCAATTCTCAAGTAACTTGTACTTACCGCCAGCGTTTGGTTATGACAGTAATAGCTTTGATATTAGAAACTATGACTTCCTGCCAACTATTGAATTAAGAATTATCCTTAATGAAATTAAGAACAGCATTTTTGTTGACGACTTACTTGAAGAGTTTAACAAATTGTTCTTTGCTAGCTTGCGTTATGTACTAAGTGAGCAAGTTAACGTTGACTGGGTATTCAAAACAAGTTTTGTAAAAGCTAAACATAATGTAGGGCAGCTAAGAAAAGATGTTACATTTAACAACGACAACCTAGCAGATTACGAAGACTACATTAAAGAAGTTAAGCCGTTCAAGAGTAAGATTAGAGAATATTTAAGCTCCTACGAGCGTCTTGAGCCAACACGCTCGTTTGTTACTGATTTTGATCTAGCACCAGTGTATGACAATACTACAGGTACACTACAGCATCCTACATCAAAGATTCGTAATAACGAAATCCAAATACTTAATGAGTTTGTTCAAGACTACCCTAACAAGCATTGGTACAACAACGCAGGTTACGAACTAACAGCAGTTAACATTAATGATGCGGGCACTGACTATTACACTGCTCCGGTTATTACTGTATCCGGCGGTGGTGGCACCGGCGCTGAACTTAAAGCATACATTGGCACAAGTGGTAAAGTAAACAAGGTAGAGATTGTAAACGCAGGCGCTGGCTACACAAGCGCACCTACTGTAACACTTAACAATAACCTAAAGGATGGCGGAACTCCGGCAAACATCAGTATTGAAATAGGCAACGGCTTAGTTAGGACTCTTAAGACTGCTATGAAGTTTGACAGAACAGCTAAGAAGTTTACTATTACTGATATTGATACTCAAGAAACATTTACTGCTAGCGGTAGTAATTTTGAGTATGATCTAAAGTGGCCGATGCAGCTTTACAATAGCGATATTACTGTAACTGCTAACGGTGTAGAGCTTCTACGCAGCGAATACACTTTTGAAAATGTAATAAACACAGACAAAAGCTACAAAAGAGAGCTTGGTAGAATTACCACTACTGAAAGACTAGAACAAGATACTACTGTTGTAGTTTCTTACAAGAAGGCTATTGACATACTTAACGCACCGGACAGAGTTAATCAGTACTATGCTCCGACAACTGGTCAACTTGATAACGACCTTGCTCAGCTTATGACTGGCGTAGACTACGGCGGCGTAGAAGTTAAAGGTGTAGGCTTTGACAAAATTCAAGGTTGGGATAACGACGCTTGGTATACATCGGAATGGGATGCGTATGACGATACAAACGATGACGAAGTGTTCTCCTTTGATGAGTCTACTGTAGAACTTACTTTGTCAACTCCGTTAGAAACCGGTGTTCAGTACAACGTGTACTTAAACAATGTAAGACTTGATGATCCAAACTTCGACGGTAGCACAGTTATTGAAAATCCAAACGCAATAATGCGTACACTTACAGGAGACGGTGTAACTGACACGTTCTACTTAGATGATTTTAAGCTAGAAACAATACAAGCAGATGGTAACAACACTGGTGTTGTTATCAATTACGATAGTAGCGACAAGCTAGTAATTCGTAAGTCTACTAGCGATGGTTCCTACGCACTAAATCCAAACTCAATTGATACTGAGATCTCCGGCGGTAACTTAGCATACGGAAATGCTAGAGGTATTCTTGCTGAAGATATTACAATCGACGGCGAAGGATTTGTAACGCCAATTAACAGTGGCAGCGTTGAAGAACATGTACCAGGACATGTACTTGATACAGTTAACATCAAAGTATACGAATTACCAGTTGGCACTAACAGTAACATATCGACAAACATACACTACGGAAATGGTACTGCTACTGATTTCACTATTGATGCTGCTGTAGTTGACGTTACTCAAATAATTGTTAAAGTTAATGACGAAATACAAATTTACAATACTGATTTTACTGTTGATTTTGAAACTAAGTTAGTTAAGTTTACTAACGCACCAGTAGACAGAGCAGTAGTAAGCATTAATAACTTTGGCACATCGGGCGCAAATGTATTAGATTCTGACACATTTACTAGTGACGGAAGTACAATTAACATATTAACTAGTGCCACTTACGAAGATGACTTACAAAGCATTGTATCTGTGAATGGTCAGAGCGTTGACCACGTAATTGTTGAAGAAAACAACAAGGCTACTATTGTACTAGGTGACCCGGCTACTGCTAATGAAAATATCGAGTACACTGTGTTTAGCGCTAACACTGAAAAGAATTACAGTAAAGTAACTATCGAAAGCTTAGTAGCAGACGGAAGTTCAGTAGCGTATGACATAACAACTAAACCAGAAGTCAGCGTGCCGTACGAATGGAACACTGTTGTTATTGCTAACAACAGATTACTAGATCCTGGGTATGTTCAAAGATTTACAATTAGTGCCGACACTACAGCATATGTATTAGATAACTTGCTTCTAGATATTAACAACATTGCTGGGTACACGATACAAGTTATTCTTAACGGTACTGAGTTAGAGTTCGTCAGCGGCTTTACTTGGGAACCGTTAACTGGTACTATAGTATTAGATAGTTCAGTACCGTTAACTTCTGGAACTGAATTAGAAGTTTATGTAAGGCACAATAGCGACTATACTTTTGGTAGCTTTGATACAAGTAATGAATTTGTAGCTGACAATACAGCTATTACATTTAGCAATACATATGCTACTAACACAGACATTAAAGTAATTACATTTACAAACCACGATCATAAAAACATTGAATGGCAGCGTATACAAGTTAAGGATAGAGACTTAACTGAAGGCACTGCTGAGTACGCTAGATTATCTAATATACAGCGAGGAAAGATTGAACTTGACTCTCCTGCTTACGATTCGCAGTATGTGTGGGTTAGCAAAAATGGTGTGCTATTAGTACCTAATGGTGATTACTATTTAGACAACAGCAAGCAGCTAATAACACTTGCTGCTACAGTAGCACCGAACGATGAATTTATTGTTGTACACTTTGCTGCTGATCCTTTAATTAAGTCCTTTGGCTGGCAGCAGTTTAAAGACATTCTTAACAGAACACACTACCAAAACTTTAACACAGATAAGAGATTTACTCTAAGTAACGCCCTTAACTGGTACGACAAAGAGATTGTAACAAGCGATGCTAGTGCGCTACCTGCACCAAGTGTTAACGGTATTCCTGGCGTTGTTTGGATTGAAGGTGAGAGAATTGAATACTTTATTAAGGATGGCAACTCTCTAAAGAATCTACGCCGTGGAACACTTGGCACAGGCATTAAAGATGTATATGCCGAACGCACAGTTGGACTAGAGCTTAGTGGTAAGAACAATATCCCTTACAAGGATGAAGTTTACACAACTAAATTTACAGCGGACGGAACCTCTACAGACTACACACTAGACTTTACGCCTAGTAGCGCTGACGAGTTTGACGTATTTGTCGCAGGTAAGAGAATGCGTAAGACAGCACTTGAATCTTACCAAGTTGACAATGCTATGGACTCACCAGAAGGCGACACTACATTACCGGCAGAGTTTACTGTAGCAGGAAACATACTATCGATAGCTACAGCACCTGTAGAAAATACAACGATTGTTGTAGTTAGAAAGAAAGGCAGAACGTGGAGCGACCCTAATAAAACACTAGCAGACAGTGAAACAGACATAGCTAAGTTTCTTCGTTCGACGCCGGTGGATTTACCCTGATAAATATAGTTAATAGGAACACAATTATGAACACATTCAACGACTTAAACGGCGTGCTACTAGAAGGTCATATTAAGATTCATGACCCTGCTACGGGCGACGTTTTAATTAATAAAAGAAACGCTATTCACTATGAGAACATGAGTATCTCATTAGCTGAAAGCTTAGGTAATAACGGTAGCGGATTTATCTACCAAATGGCGTTTGGCAACGGCGGCACCAGTGTTGACCCAACTGGTATTATTACATACCTAACGCCAAACAGCACCGGTACTAATGCTAGTCTATATAATCAAACTTATACTAAGATTGTAGACGACAGAAGTGCTAACAATACTGATCCGTTTAGAAATAAAATTGAAACAAGACATGTTAGTGGCACAAACTACACTGACGTATTAGTTACTTGTTTATTAGACTACGGTGAGCCAGAAGGCCAAGATGCTTTTGATAATGCTTCTAATACAGAAAGTGCTTTTATCTTTGACGAGTTAGGTCTTAGAGCATACAGTCCTGATGGTACCGGCAGACTACTAACACATGTAATTTTCCACCCTGTACAGAAAAGCTTGAACAGATTAATTCAAATTGATTATACAGTAAGAGTACAGAGTCTAACTGGCTTTAGCGAGGATTAAAAATGGCGTACACTATTGACTATGCAGACAGCGGTGCAAAGAATCCGATTACTGTTGAAGACAACACAATTAACACTGAGACCAGCTTAAAGCTTCCAGGTAAAAACTCTCTAGGATACGGGCAAGTTATTGCCGAGGACCTAGTACGGCTACTTGAAAACTTTGCGTCTCCGTTAGAGCCTGCGAATCCTGTAGAGGGTCAATTGTGGTACGATAATGTTAACGGACAACTTAAAATTTACGATGGCACTCAATTTACAAGTGCCGGAGGATTACAAAAAGCAGCAGCTATACCAGCTGTAGCTGACAGCGTAACTGGCGACTTATGGGTTGACAAAGAAAAGCAACAGCTATATTTGTTCTCCGGCACTGAATGGATCCTAGTAGGTCCACAATTTAGTGAAGGGTTAACAACTGGTGTTAATGTTGAGCAACTAGTAGGCACCGACGACAACACTTATAATATTATTAAAATGGAAGTAAACGCTAGTACTGTTGCTATAATAGCGTTTGACACGTTTACACCTAAGTTGTTTATTAACGGCTTTGCTGGACAAACAATTAAACCAGGCTTTAATTTAGCATCTAGAGACACTGACAATGATAACGCTAACAACGTTAAGTATTTTGGTGTTGCTGAAAAAGCAGAAAGCCTCATTGTTAGTGACAAAGTAGTTTCAGCAAGTAATTTCTTAAGAGGTGATACCGAATCTACATCATCAAGCCCGTTAAATATTCAAAATGCTGACGGTATTAAGCTCGGAGCTAACAGAGAACTTTCGATTAGCATGTCGTCTACTACTGGTGTTATCCGCCATAACAATGCCGGCGGTAATATTGAGATTAAAACAAAAGACGGCGGAACAACAAATACAGTATTGTCTGTAGGTAGCAACAAGAAAGTTGGTATTAATACAACAGTACCCGACACTGAACTCGAAGTAGTTGGTGATGTTAAAGCATCCGGTACACTAGAAATAACAGATACTACAGCATCAAGCACTTTTGGAACTGGATCTATTATAGCAAAAGGCGGCGTAGGCGTTGCGTTAGATATTAATGTTGGCGGCGGTGCAACCTTTAAAGAAGCAATTGAAATTGGTAACCTCGACTTAGCAACAGCGCCAGACACACATACTAGAACCGAAAACTTACCTAGTGACGTTATTGTTCCAGATCTTGATAACTCGAGAAATATCGGTAACTCTATTAAGCGCTGGAAGAACGTATATGCTAGTAAGTTTGTAGGCAACCTCGAAGGCACAGTGTCTGGATCTGTTTCGGGTAACGCCGGGACTGCTACTAGATTAGCAACCTCTACAACATTCCAAATAACTGGTGATGTTGAAACAGTTTCTCAAGAGTTTAACGGAGTAGGCGGTACTAAGCAGTTTGATCTTACTGTAGCGCCTACTTTTATTACATCTAAGACACAAGCCACAAACAGCTTAGATAGTGACTTAATACTTATTGATAGAACAGACGGCATTGACACCGGACTACGTAAAGTAACTAAGCAAACACTGTTTGAAAACATTCCGGGCATTAGCCCAGTAGGCGGCATGATGATATGGCCGGGGGCAACAGAACCAACAGGGTGGAAGTTCTGTAACGCTCAAGAATTAGACATTTCGATTTATGCGGCATTGTTTGCTATCTTAGGTTACACCTACAACCCAACACCGAGCACAGGCAAGTTTGCGCTACCTGATCTACGTGGTAGGTTCCCGTTAGGGCTTTACAACATGGGCAGTACAACACCTGCTTCGACTGACAACAGAATAACAGACACAGCAGCAAGTACATTAGGCGCAGTGGCAGGTGATGAAGACACTACAATTGGTGTATCTAACTTGCCAGAACACGAGCACGATATGCGTTCTGAAACTGGGCAACAGTTTTACGCATTTAGAGAAACCAAGGAAGCTTCTCTTCCTTCGGGTGTACTGTCTGGTGATTTTGAGATTGGTTCTACTACAAGTGAAAAAATTCCAACAAGTGGCGGAGTAAGTAGCACTTCACTCGGCGAAGCTCTTGATGTTACTAACCCTTACTTGGCAATGAATTATATTATCTACACAGGAGTTAATTAATGGCTTATAGAATAAACAAAACAGATGGTACAATATTAACTGACCTAGTAGATGGCACACTTGATACTACTACAATTGATATCTCACTTATTGGTCGCAATTACGCAGGCTTTGGCGAAGCATTAAATGAGAACTTGGTCAAACTACTTGAAAACTTTTCGTCAACATCGGCACCTGAGAATGCTATAAAAGGGCAGCTTTGGTACGATGCTTCTGAAAATAGACTTAAAGTATACGACGGCGACTCGTTTGTCAGCGCTAACGGCACTGTGGTAGGCGATGTTGCGTCTAACGTAGATACAGGTGATTTGTTTGTAGACACAAGTGTAGATCAGTTAAAGTTTTACAATGGAACTTCTTTTGTAACAGTAGGACCTAACTACACAAAGGCACAGGGCAAAACCGGCGACGAAGCAATTAGCGTGATTGATACTACGGGTGTTAGTAGAGTAGTTAACGGCCATTACGTTGCTGGTGTACTAAAAGGTATTTGGAGTACCGTACAGTTTACCCCAAATACAGTTACAACACCTGCAGGGTGGACAGCTGGCACACAGATTGAAATAGGGTTTAATCCAGTTGACGTCACAAACTATAAATTTCACGGTACCGCTACACAAGCAGGTTCGTTTGTAGACGGAACAGATACTTATACTCCCGCTAGTTTTGTAAGAGTTAACCAGCGTGACAGTGGTAATAATTTAGTTGATCAAAATATTGAATCTGCACTGTTTGTAAAAGGCACAAACGGCGTAAGTGTAGGCTATCAAGATTCTAAGTATGCTACACTAAAGACAGATGGTGCTACGACTAAAAGCCATATTGATGTAGAAAGACAAAATCACGATTTTAGCGTTAGAATTACAGACGGTAGTTCGAAAATTGAAGCAATCACGCTTGATTCGAGTGAACGTAGAGTAGGCATTTTTAATGATTCGCCTAGTACAACTTTAGATATAACTGGCGATGTTACAGTAAGCGGGATAGTGTATACCAGCAGAATTGAGACTACAGACAGCTCGGAGCTAATTATAGGCCCAAGACTAAATGTTAATTCTTTAGATGTAACAACTGCTACAGTTGATAACATTACTGTAACTGGCATTTCAACACCTTCGTTAAATTTAACAAATAGCTGGGATGTATCAGCTAAGCAGATGACTAAGGTAACAGCTTCGGGCGCAACTACAGTAACACTATCAAACGTAACTGATATCGCCGACGGTACTCCTCTTACTCTTATTGTAGAAGACGCAGTAGGCGCAACACTCTCATTAGCAGGTGCAACCTTTAAACACACTTCCGGTACAGCGCCAGCACTTAACGGAGCAGCAGGTGAATATATGGTAATATCTATGATTGTACTTGATGCTGCTACGTCGTTGATAGCAGTTTCGGACGTGGTGGTACGCTAATGTTTAATAGCTTTCAGTTTGGATCTGGCGCAACCAGTTTAACAAAATTTGCTGTTAATGATGTTGAAGCATCTGTAGGCCTTGATTTTATAAATCATCAATATAGACTTGCTAATCAGCCTGTAACCTTTGCCGACAACTTTGTTGGCAGTAGTCCGAGATTAACCTACGTCACTACAAGCAACAGCACAATGACGCAAGGGTACGGCCCAGAGTTGGTGACTAATGGGACGTTTGACACTGATACGAGTGGGTGGACTGCGCAGAACAGCGCAACTCTGTCAGCGACAGGGGCAGAACTTACCGTCACAAACGGCGTTACTGCTTATGGCTACGCTGCTGCTACGGTTACGACCGAAATAGGCCAAAGCTACACTCTTTCCGTAGACGTGACTGATGTGTCTAGCAGTGGCGGCGGTGGCGCACGCATTCGTATCGGCACACATCAGGGCGGCGGAACGATTGCAGAAATACGAGAAACCTCGGCGGCGACGGTTACACACACTTTCGTGGCAGAAACCACAACAACTCACTTGCGAATGGGAAATTGGGCGCTAGTTTCTGGCGTTGCAAATAGCTTCGACAACATCTCCGTCCGAGAAGCAACGAAGATCGTCTGGGCACCGCATAACTTGGTGACGTACAGTGAGGACTTTGCAAATGCTGCGTGGCTGAAAACGGATGCAACCGTATCAGGCACATTAACTTCGTCGCCCGACGGTCAGACCAATGGCAGAACAGTTACATTTGCTGGGACCAATGATCTTTTACGATTTATCGGGCCAAGCTGCTCTGTGGGCCAGTCATATAGCGTTTCTATATGGGCGAAAGCAGGCACATCTACGTCCGTCAGGTTTTCTATTTTGTTTAGCGGAAGTGGTCTTGGTTCAGTTCAGGAAGATATTACGCTCACGTCCGAATGGCAGAGGTTTACTATAAGCGGCACTGTTCCATCTGGAACACCAGATACAGCACGTCTGCGCTTAACAAGTCTAGAAGCTGGATCGATTCAAGTTTTTGGAGCACATCTCTACCGCTCCGACCTCGGCGGCATGGCACCTGTCCCCGGCGCTGCTACCGGGTTTGAGTATTACGTGCCAACTACAGGTGCCGTTGAGTACCTGCCTCGGGTGGGTCATCACGTTTACAATGGGTCCGCTTGGGTGAACGAGGGGCTGCTCATTGAGAGTGAGGCTCGGACGAACATGTTGACGTACTCTGAGGACTTTACCTCTTCTTGGGATAACCCAAGTGCCGGACTGACATTAACGGGATCGCAGTCTTCACCGTCTAGCAGCAACACTGCATATGCGGCTGTGCCGACTACCGGATCAACAGGTCACCGTGTTGATCAGTCGGTCTCTATGACGGCTTCGGCCACTCAAACACTTTCTGTTTTTGTTAAGGCAAACGGGTACTCATTCGTTAGGCTGAGGATGCAAGGAGAAGGTAGCGATACTGGTGGGGTAACAGGTAACACGTGGGCCATTTTTAACTTGACCTCGCCTGCTGTGTCCAGCGAAGGCGGCGGGGTAACATCTACAAGCATAGAAGACTTTGGCGATGGTTGGTATCGGTGCTCTCTCACTGGCACCGGAACGACTACCGGAACCGTAAACCAGCAGATATATGTCCTTGATCAAGATTACAACATCGCACACAACAATTGGGCAGGCAACGGCACCTCAGGAGTCTACCTCTGGGGCGCACAGAGCGAAGAAGGCTCCGCTCCAAGCTCCTACATTCCCACTTCGGGTGCTACAGTGACTAGAGCAGCACAAACACTTAATGTACCACCTGCGCAGTTCGAGTGGCCTACTGTTGATTATACTGGTCCTGAACTAGTAGTTGATAATGTTGGTAATTATGTTGGTGACTTTAATAGTATTGCTGATATTAATAGCTGGTCAAACGACGGCACTTCTATTATTTCTATTCTACCTGAAGATCAATTGTCAATTAATAGAAACGGTAGTACGACACAATCAGGCAAGAGAGCAGCAGCAATAGCTTTGTCAGGATTAACAATCGGCAAATTGTATAGAATTAGTGTTAATGTTATCGAGCTTTCAAATAATTTTAGTATAGTTGTGTTTGACAACTCGTATAGTATTCTCCGTGAGGGAGTGGTCAGTAGTTCTACAGGAATACAAACGCTAACATTTGAAGCCACAGTAACTGATCCGATCATCGGCTTTAGTCTTAACACGTTAGCTGCAACAGCTAAAGTAACTGATGTATCAATGCGTCAAGTTAACTCGGTAGCGCTGTCCCTCGCCGTAGAAGGTCGAATAACCGCTAGTGAGGCTGCTGGAGACCAACTGACGATCTCACAATGGAGAAGCACAAACCTGTTACGAATAGACACCAAGATACTATGGAACGGGGCATATCAAGGCAACGTCGCCATCCTCGCCTATAACGGCCCTTCCCCTTACGTGGCGATCGAGGGTGTGGGGGGCCATTCTGTCTCTGATGGCGTGCTATCTCCGTACAGCATCGCTTGGCGGCACACGTCGTCTACCCTTCAA